CGCTGATTCAAAGTTCCAATTTCCATTACATCACACCCTCTCGCTGTGCAAACAGCATGGCACGAAGCGTTAACGTCAGCTTGGAAAAGTCTGCGGTATTGCGGTTTTCATAGAGATAAGAAACCGTGTAGAGCATTGCTGTCCGTACCACATCTTCGTTTTCTGAAAAGCGTTCCTCGTCCATTCTTCCTACATCCATTACCAGCTGTTTTGCAGTTGAAATAAGGGAGAGAAGCAATGTATCATCATCTTCAAAATCAATCCGCAGATACTGTTTGACTTCCTGTAAAGTTACCACCCACTCCAC